CAAGAGTTGGTACATTCTCAGATAATGTTGTTGACCCAAGACCACAAGAAGGAGATTTAATCTTCTTACCAATGACCAATTCATTTTTTGAGATAACTTTTGTAGAAGACGATTCACCATTCTATCAATTATCTAACTTACCTGTATACAAAATGCAATGCTCGTTATTTGAATATAGCGATGAGGACTTTGAAACAGGTATTGAGTCAATAGATACTTCAACAGCAAAAGCTGCTTATCAACTTCCAATAGATGTTACGATATCAGGTGGAAATCATTTTGCAGTAGGAGAAATAGTAGAACAAACTATTACAGCAGCTGTAGGAGATACTCCAGCAGTTATTGTATTTGGTGAAGTACAACAAAGAAAGAAACCATCTAATATTTTAAGTAAACTGTGGGTATCTAATATTGGTACATCAGGCTCAACGTCAGCAAAGGACTTTACTGTAGGTGGAACACTAACAGGTAGAACAAGCTCATATACTGGAACAATATCAAAAGTTTATAGCGATGTCACTGATTTAACAGGAAACTCTTGGATTGCTGATGAAGAAGCTCAAAATATAGACTTTGAAATAAATGCTGATGGATTTATTGATTTCTCAGAATCAAATCCATTTGGCGACCCATCGGAGACATACTAATGTTTGGTGACCATTTTTATCATGCTACAATGAGAAAGTCTGTTGCAGTCTTTGGTACATTGTTTAATAATTTAAAAGTTGCAAGAACTGCAGCTGATGGTAGTATTTTAAATCAAATAAGAGTTCCATTAGCGTATGGACCTAAACAAAAGTTTTTAGCTAGATTAGACCAAGAAACTGGATTTGATGCTCAAATGGCTATCAAATTACCAAGAATGGCCTTTGAAATTAGTGGCGTTACTTTAGATACTACTCAAAAGTTAGCTAAAAGAAATATTATATCTGAAACACATGCTTCAGATGTTACTAAAAAGAAAACAATAAAGCATTATACTTCATACGATATTGGAATGTCATTATATATTATGGCAAAAAATCAAGATGATGGTTTACAAATAGTAGAACAAATATTACCATATTTTCAACCAGAGTATAATGTCACAATCAAGCCAGTCACAGGGTTTGATTATAAACAAGATGTTTCTGTAATACTTGGTTCAATTGCTATAGACGACCAATATGAAGGAGACTTTACAGAAAGAAGAGTATTAATCTATCAATTAGACTTTACAATGAAAATGAAGTTTTTTGGTCCAACATCTGACCAAGCAATAATACGTGAAGTCAATCTAGATTTCCACGAAAAAGATAACGTAGGTAGAACGTTTGAGGAAATAGATTTTACTGTTGGTGCTTCTGATAATGCTGATAGTTTCACGGTAACGGAAACTATTACTGAAGGTGGATAATGGATAAAAAAGAAAAAATGACTGCAAATTTAGAAAAGAATTTGCCAGAAGTAAGACAGAACAGACCTATTAAAATAGATAAAGATATTAAAGATGATTATGAGTTTTCACGAAAAACTTATAAAGACTTAATATATACAGGTACTCGCTCTATGGACGTACTTGCAGAACTTGCGAGAGAATCTGAACATCCAAGAGCTTTTGAAGTGCTTGCTCAAACAATAAAAAATATTGGTGATACTACTGAAAAGCTCATGTCTTTACAAAAGAAAAAGAAAGACTTAACAGCAGATGAGACTGAAAAACAAAAAAATGTGACAAATAATAATATGTTTGTAGGTAGTACAACTGACTTGCAAAGACTTTTATTAGATAGAGATAATGTGATTGATGCAAAAGTTAAAGAATAATGAGTTTGGTTATCTAGGCAACCCGTCTGTAAAAAGAGATGGTGTTGAAACTGAGTTCACAAGAGAGGATATTCTAGAATACCAAAAGTGCATGAGAAATCCTGCATATTTTGCAAGAACTTATATTAAAATTATTAATCTAGATGAAGGTTTAGTTCCATTTGATTTATATCCATATCAAGAAAAGATGTTTAAACACTTTAATGATAGTAGATTTAGTATTGTATTAGCTTGTCGACAAAGTGGTAAATCAATTTCTTCAGTCGTATATCTTTTATGGTATGCAGTATTTCATCCAGAAAAAACAATTGCTATATTAGCTAATAAAGGAGCAGTTGCTAGAGAAATGCTCGCGCGTATTACGCTCGCGCTAGAAAATTTACCTTTCTTTTTACAGCCAGGTTGTAAGGCATTAAATAAAGGTAGTATAGAGTTTAGTAATAATAGTAAGATAATAGCTTCTGCTACAAGTGGTAGTTCAATAAGGGGTTTATCAATTAACTTATTATTTTTAGATGAGTTTGCTTTTGTAGAGAATGACGCACAGTTTTATACATCTACTTATCCGGTAGTTTCATCTGGTAAAGATACAAAGGTTATTATTACTTCTACTGCAAATGGAATAGGTAATGTATATCATAAACTATGGGAAGGTGCTGTACAAAAAACAAATGAGTTTAAACCTTTTAGAGTTGATTGGTGGGATGTACCAGGAAGAGATGAAGAGTGGAAAAGACAAACTGTATCTAATACTTCGGAATTACAGTTCGAACAAGAATTTGGTAATACATTTCATGGAAGAGGTAATACATTAATAGGTTCAAATTATTTATTAGCTCAACAAAGTATTGAACCAGAATTTTATAAAGAAAACGTATTTGTATACAAACAGCCTGAACTTGAACATGAGTATGTCATGACTGTCGATGTTTCAAAAGGAAGAAATCAAGACTATAGTACATTTACAATTGTTGATGTGACTACACAACCATTTGAACAAGTTTGTGTATTTAGAGATAATAATATATCTCCAATGTTATTACCAGATATTATATACAAATATGCAAATACATATAACGAAGCTTATGTTGTAATTGAAAGTAATGACCAAGGTGGAGTTGTATGTAATGGACTCTATTATGATTTAGAATATGAGAACATGTTTGTAGAATCAAGTATTAAAGCAAATGCTCTTGGTGCTACAATGACAAAAAGAGTAAAACGTATTGGTTGTTCGAGTATAAAAGATTTAATAGAACAAAAGAAATTAAAAATAAATGATGCAAATACTATAGTTGAAATGAGTACATTTGTAAGTAAAGGAAACACTTATATGGCTGTTGCTCCAAATCATGATGACTTAATGATGAATTTAGTATTATTTGCATGGTTTACAACAACAGATATTTTTCAATCATTAACAAATATTGATATGAAAGATATGTTATATAAAGAAAGATTAAAAGCTATTCAAGACGATATGTTACCATTTGGCTACGTTGAGAGTGGGAACTATGAAAAGGATAAATATACTAAAGACGAAGATGGGAACATCTGGTTCGAACAGGAGTGGACTGGAAATGCAAAATTTTAGCGATTATAGAAAAAGAAAATATAACTATACTACAGAACAGTGGGAAGATATAGAAGTATTGTCTGAAGAAGAAGGAAAGACATACAGATTTGTATATCTCTGGTATGATGACCCAGAAGACCCTGATGACCCTGAAGCAACTGCTGATGACTTTATAAAGGAAGGAGAAAAATTAGGCCTTAAACCTTTTAAAGTTGATATACAAGGTGCGTATTCTGATTTAGAAGATGGTGTAAGATACATATATGATGGAATATCAGATAAACCAAGAAAGTTTAAGATAGATGAAAACACAATTGTATTTGTAAGAGCGCCTGTTACTAAAAGAAAATCATGGTCAGACTTTTTAACTCAGTTAGAAAGAGCAGGTGTTGTATGTGTTAACACTCGTGCATGTATGGAAATTACATCTGATAAATACAGAACAAGCTTATATCTTGCTGAAGCAGAACTTAATCAACCTAAAACTGTATTGATACACCATTCAGAAAAAGCGATTGATGCTATGAAAAGATTAGGTGGTAAATATCCAGTTATTCTTAAAACACTTACAGGTTCGTTAGGTATTGGTGTTATTAAAGTAGATTCAGAAAGTGCATTACATTCTACTGTACAATTAATGTATAAGTTAGACCCGAATATGGGTGTCTTATTACAAACAATGATTGATGACTTTACATTCGATATTCGTGCACATGTTATCGGTGGTAAGTTTCATGGTGCAATAAAAAGACCACAAGTTGCAAAAGACTTTAGAACAAACGTATCTTTAGGCTCAAAACCTGAACCAATAGAATTAACAGATTTAGAAATAGAACATGTAGAAAAAGCAGCTAAAGCTGTTGATGGTTTATGGGTAGGTGTAGATATATTCCCATCGAAAGATAGAAATAAGATACCACCAATGTTTATTGAAATTAACTCAACGCCAGGAACAAAAGGTTATAGAAAAGCAACAGGCGAAAATTTACCTAAAAAGGTTTTAGAAAAATTTAAAAATAGAGACTATTGGTTAAAACCAACAACATATCTATCAATGTTTGAAAATAAAATACAAACAGATTCCATGGAATTCGATGGAGATAGAGTTAAGTGGTCAAAGAATGGGGTAATGCATGAACATAATATTATTGATATATCAGGCAAAAATCCTATAATAGAATATAATTCTCAATCAGTTGAGTTAACTCGTTAGAAAACACTTTATTATAAATAATAGTAATTGAATAATTCTTATTATGAAACTTATTAACTAACTCAAAATAGAGGACAAAGCGATGGCATTTCAAGTATCACCGGGCGTTCAGGTTCAAGAAATCGACGCCACGAATGTAGTCCCAGCAGTATCAA